GGCATAATTGCGTCTTCTTCAGTTTCATTACCTAAGTAAGATTGTGAAACTAGTTTTTTCGTTGAAAGAGTTCTTTCAGTCAAATCAACACCGCCCCAAGGAGTACCATAAGTGTCTCCACGTTGTGCTAAATTACCATGAGGGGAAGTACCAGTGATTGCTTGAGCTGATAAAAATTCAGCATAGCCAGCATCTGGTAATATTGGTATGATTTGAGTTGCGCTAGACATTGGTATTTCTCTAAATAGAGGAGCCAATACTAGTTGTAGCTGGATATCTCTTTCCACATTTGTTGAAACAGTTTGCTCAAAATCAGCACTAGAAACGCCAACGCCTGAATGTGCGTTAACTTTTTCTAAAGTACTTTGTCCGAGTTTAGTGTCCCAACCTTTGCCTGTTGCAAGCCCTAGAGTCCAAGCATCATTGATGTCGGCTTCATAGGCTTTCTTCCAGTCAGGATTGTCTCTTCCGAAAACTCTTTTAGATTCACGAATTGCTTCGATTTCTTCTTTCTTTTCGGTGAGATCAGTCCTAAGTTCTTCGACGACTTTTTCAAGATCTTCGTGCTTCTCTGAAACACGATCTTCAAGGTCTTTTGTAAGGCGCTCTGCACCTTCCATTCCAGCCTCTACTATCGTCTTAACTTTGTCCTGCTCAGCCTTTTCTGAAGCTATAAATTTAGCTTCTTCATCAGCTTTCGCTTTCTCCTTAGCATCTTTTTCTGCTTGAGCCATAGCAATTTTAGCAGCTGTTTTTGTAGCTACTTCTTCTGCATATGCTTTCAAATCAGTAATGCTAGGAGTGTCATTGTCAGTAGACATAGGTTTCTCCTGTGAAACGGGTTTAACCGTCGCTTTTGGCGTTTCAATCTTATTAGATTGATCAGCCTCTTTATTAATTATAAAAAGATTTTTGAACTCTTGATATTCTTCCATCGAATCGAAAGATTTTGCAAGTGAGAACATAGCAGTCTGATTAGCGGGTACGCTAACGACTGATACCTCAAATAGTTCGGCGTCTTTTATCTCAAATCCGTCAGTTTCTTCATTATATTCAGCATCCTTGACTCTAAAACCAACGGAAAAGGCTCCAAGAACACCATCTTTTATAAGATCTTTTACTTCGCCTGCAGACTTAGAGATTCTAACTCCAAGCTCCAGACCTTGTTTATTTACTTCCATAGAAGTAGCACGACCAATAGGTCGGTCATAATTATGATTAAAGAGAATTACAGGGTTTTGTTTAAAACTATCCAACCCACCGCTCTTTGTCCATGCATCATGATTAATTATATCTCCGGCGCGATCTAAAGAATTAGTACTTGCTAATCCTCTGATGTTAACGTGTCCGTCTTCATCCTCGCCTAGAGTTTTAAAAGTGTTAGTCCAATGAAAAATTTTCTTCATATTAACTACCCACCTTTTTAGCTTTTTTAGGAGCTACTTTAGCTTTAGCTATTTTAGGTGCAGGTGCTGCTGGTGCAGATCCTGCCATAGCTTTTCCATATTGTTCTGGAAAATTTATTCTAACCATTTGTATTATTCTCGCCCAAGATCCAATAGATCTTTTAGCTACCATAAATCTTATAGGAGCATCTTCCGCTGCTTTATATTCTGCGGGAGACATTATAGCACCTTTCTTAGCAAAATAATCTGCTAACGTTTTGAGTATTTTTTTCTTATTCATCTGTTTCTTCCTCTGTTTGGGGTGGTTTCCCACCTTCTTCGGGGTTTGCTGCACTACCCGCAATATTTGCAGGAATTCTTAATTCATCATGACCTTCCATCATCTCTAAACTTAAGGCTTCCCGTGCTTCATTAGGTGACATTATACCTGAATTTACTAAAGTTTGAAAATAACTAGCTGAATCTTTTAACTCTGGTTGCAGAGCAGGAATGTTAGTTATATCTTCATTTAGTTTAAACCCAAAATATCTTTCAAAAGCATAACCTATTTTTCTTACTATAGGGAGAATAGTCTCCAAGTAATAAAGTCGGTGATTAGGTCTAATATTAGCATTATTGCCACCGTCTAAAAGAATAGGCGGTACGCCTATTGCTTCTAAAATTATTTTTTCATTTGCAGTTATAGATGACTGAAAATCTAATTCTTTAAAATTAATTTTTGTCAAAGCATCTACTTCTAAGCCACCATCTAATATTAATGGTCTTTTTCCTCCATTTTTAGGATTATACCTAGTTTGCCAAGCCTGCAGCATTCTTTCTTTTATTCTTTCGGAAAGAGTGTTTGGACTTTTAAGTACTAATCCCGGAACTGCTCCGTTTTTAAAGAAGTTATCTTGAAACTTCCTCATGTTATCCAGCAAGTACATTGTTCTGTAAGCTGGTTTTAATCTTGGAACGCCCCTATAGATTGAATTAAATGAGTTTTCTTTAATATGTATAATTTCTTTAGGAGCGTAATCTATGTGTCCGTCATATTCGAATTTATCTATATAACTAGTAGTGTCAGAATGAATTACTACGTTCTGAGCAGGTAGTTGATATAAATGAGCGCCATCATAATAAACAAATATATTTCCGTCTATTAGTAGATCAATTATTAAATTTCTTTTAAAGTTACTAACATCCTGAAAAGGGTTAGGTTCTTTATTTAGTATTAAATCTACACGACTTCTTCTAACACTGTCTTTAATTGGTGTGATTCCTTTAATTTTATCCCCTATTTCAAAAGGAATATCAGAAACATCATCAACAATCATATTAACTGCGCGATTAACTACTTCTAGTTCTTCGTAAGCGGATCGATAATTATCTTTCTTCTCACGAGTACTAACAGTTAGTCCTTCTTCTAGTGCAATAAAGCTTTGCGCAGGATTTAATTTCTCCTCCGTCACTCTACCTAAAAGTCTGTCATACCATGCCATGTTTAATCCTCTGTTTGTTTACCCATCTTTTTTGTTTCTGTGCTGTTACCAGTTTTGGTCTTTTCCCATAAATACTGTGCAGCCTCATATGGTGGGATTTACATAGTGTGGCAGCTTCATTATAAATCTCTTTAGGATGTCGTTCAATAAAAGTTTCTCTAACTTCCATGATCTCCTCTGCTGAATTTATTGTTATTTTACGTGCTTTCAACCAAGTTTCTAATAACTCAGTCATTCCATAGAAGTGGTGAAACTCTAGCTTTTCTGTCTCCCCGCAAATATAGCATTGGGTCTCTTTCTGATAGCCTGATTTTGCCTTATCCCGCACATACTTGACTAAATCTCTTTTTAAATTCATAATATCCTATTTATTAAAAATTATACCAAAAATTTACCTTTTTGTCAACATTTATTTTTTCGTTGGTCTATCTTTAAAAAGTTGCAGCAGAAGTCTCAAAAGTATACAGCGCATATCTTAAAGCGTCTGCCATATGACTTGCCATATTATGTTTTGGTTTTTCTCTCATCAAATTAGGGTTTGGATCCCATTGATATTGATCTACACATGATAGTGCCTCTTTACATCTTTGATCTACGATTAATTTATCGTTATCAATTATAGCTGCAGCATGGGCAATTCCGTCTAGAACAGATTTTTTAGCATTAACTGTTGATATATCATAATTCTGTGCAAAATCAAATCTAGTCTGTTGAGCAGCTGAATCAATATAAATATAGTCTATAAGATATTTATCAATTAATACCCTAATTTCTTCTGCATGCTGTTCAGTAGTTCTTTCAGCATTTAGATACTCATTTACAAGATAAAATTTTTCTTCGTCCCAGTCATATGCTATAACACAAAGAGCTGTTGGGTCTTTATAACCAACATCAAGCCCTGCAAATACATCCATTTTACTAGTATCTAACTGACTTAAATCAGCTACACAGGTTTCAAAATCAAAATTCCAAACTTGTCCTTCATAAGTATTAAAATCAGCAAGATATTCCTGAGCGAACTCCGCCGCAGACATAGCTCTTTTAGCTTCTTCTATATCTTCTTTACTAAACCTTGGGTTTTCATGATAAGTAGCTTTTATAGAAGCCCAATCATTAAATTCGTCACTATAACCTCTATTATAAAAATCTGCAAACCAATTATTTCTACCCCGAGGTGTAGAGATAAATACTGCTTTTGCGTTTTCTTTGTCTAGTGTGGGACGAAGAGCTACATTGAAAGCGTCTTTACCGTCTGCCAATGCAGCTTCGTCAAATATAATCAAATCATATGATCTACCAACAGTAGAATCGACTTGATTAACTGATCCCATTCTTATTGTAGAACCGTTTGATAGTTCAATAACTTTATCTTTTGCATTATCTCTTACCACCTCTAAATCAAAGTGCTTAATAAGCTGTCTTTGTAAATCAAAAGAGATTTGGGATAAAGCATAGTTTGGTGACATTATTAGTATATGTGAGTTCGGCACGAGAGACACAAGTTGTCCAATTACATTAGTTATGTAAGTTTTACCTTGCCGCCT